TAGATCTAAACTCTTGATTTCCTAAAAGTTGTCTACCTTCTAAATGAGCACTTACAGCAACAACTTTTTTCCACAACGGATCTTTTTCATTTAAGGGTTGCTTGTTGTCTACTTTTAACACACGAGTATTCGATTTCTCAAAACGTTTGGTGTAATCATCACAGCTTGTTTCTAAGAAGACTCTGAAGGTTACTGCAACCGCATTAGGTGTGTTATCTACTACCAAATGACTTTTTAGCTCCCTATAAATTTCGTTAATACGAGAGTTATTAATTTTGAGTGTCCACGGAAATAGGTATTTTCTAGCCCTAGTTGTTCTTTGAGACGTTGTTTTAGAGGTATCTTTAGCAACATTCCCAGTGTTTTTCGAATTTGTCTGAACGCTTTCCCCATCACTGGGTTCAGTTGCTGCGCCATTTCCAGTAGAGTTTCTATTCTGCCCCTGAGGACTTTGAGTATTGCCGTTCTGGCTGTTTTCTAGAACATTAGAGGATGATTTATAACTACTCTGGGTTTGTTTATTAGGTAACAGCTCTGGTGGAATGTGACTAATAAACGCGCGACGGTCTTTGTCACTTCGTATATCATTAACGTTGTAACCTTCTTGCACAAACATTGATATCGCAAATTCTACACTTGGTGCAATATATTTGAGATCAACAATAGGAGTAAGAATTTTATTTTCAATCTTTAGTTTAAAAGCGTTTTGAGCAGGTGTAGATGCGAATAAACGGGTAAGTGTTGTGACTGGAATCTTCTTTATGTTGTCAACCGTTTTTGCGCCAAAAATATTTGTATTATCTGAAACCAAAGTTCTTATCTGACGCCCAACTGATTCCACTCCAGTTGCTCTTGAGCGAACTTCATCACGAATATCACTACTCCAGTTTACTCTGCCTACACCATTGTTCTGTCCAGTATGCTTTAGTTCAACCCAAATACTGCCATCAGCCCTACTGGGTACAACGCTACATGCAATCTCGGAAGGTAAGCTCCCACTAAGCTTTTCCTGAGCATCTTTAAATCCGCGAACAAATTTTTCTACTGGGCATAACAAAGGATTCTGAAGCATTTTTAAGGCAGTCAATCTTCTGTTGCCTTCAATTACCACATAAGAACTATCCGTATCAGGGTATACTAACTGCAACTCTGTAGGATCGAGACCATTCTCTGCAATATGTTCAGCCAACCGAACTAACTTTTTGACATCCTCTACATCAGCCATCATTAGTTCAATTGCTTCTCTTTGACTTTGAGCAATATCTCCCCCAAATCGTACGTTCTCTTGATCAAGTTTAATTGAATTAAGAGGTATAAACTGAATGTCTCTTTCCATACCAAAGACTCCCGACGTATCTAAAATGAGTATAAGAATTCTATTAATCTAATTGAGCAATGTTATATCAGAAATGGCTATTAATAGTTAGCACTAGTAAACTAAATGTAGATCTCCCTAACTATCCATTTTTTAGTTGCCACTTTATTCGTAAACCCATTACCAAATTTGGCTAATCGTTGTCCTAAAGAGATTTCACTGAACTGTTGAGATTTGCCGTATTTCTAGTACTCGTTCTCAAGATATATCATGGGACCAAACAGGCTGAGTTTGGGGCTAGTGAAAAGCGTCATGGGACCAAAATGGGACCATACGTGGGGCTAAATGGGGCTTTATTTTCCATTTCACTGTTTATGCTTACAGTAGTCGCCAATGCAAAAAGCGCCCCTTTCGGAGCGCTTTGTTTTTTATTCCCAATCGAGGATGACTTTGCCGGAAGCCCCGCTACGCATAGCGTCGAAGCCTTTTTGGAAGTCGTCCACTTTGAAGTGATGGGTGATAATTGGCGTTAAATCTAGGCCAGATTGGATCAGGCTCGCCATCTTATACCAAGTTTCGAACATATCCGGCAGAGGGTGAAATTTATCTATATATATCAATCATATAAGAACAGTTCATTTTAGATTGGGGCTAAATTGGGGCTAAGTTCTTAACTACTAACTTCAAATCAAACTTTATATGCAACTACGTTGACATGAGTCTACAACTCTGATAATGGTACTCGACGGAAAAGGCTAATTTTATAAAAGCCCTTTCTTCGGTTGAGCTAGATCACCAGTAGTACTCCACTAATAGCTTCTTATATTAATATAACTAAATGGTAAATTGTTATGAATGCAGACATTTCAGAAATAGCAGAAAAAACAAAGAAGAAAAGAGGAAAAAAAGCCTTATTGATTCAGGAAAAAAAGTAGTAGAGCAATATAAATTCCTTACCAGTGGGTTACACAATGAAAATCTCATATCATCCTTAAGGATAGGGCATGAATCTTATGTTCATCAACTATCAAATATAAGGAAAGTAAGTACTGCCTTTTTTGCATTAAGTTTAGGTATGGATTTTATTTTCTCTTTTCTAAGTTCCGGTAACGACCCTTATCTACAAGCGATTCAAAAAGTATCCAATCAAATAGAAAAATTAAAAGAGCAACTTAAGGTATCCGTAGATCACTTAGAAGATGTAATCAAAAATGAAACTGTAATATTAAAAATTGTTGAATGTAGAAGTTCATACGAAAAACAACTATTAAACTACAGTGAAATCTATGGTAATAATGATATCATCCATAATGACAAGCTCCAATACTTTATAAGCGAAGAAAATATTAGAGAACTAAGAAATCTGTGCGTTGATATTAAAAGTTTATTTTCTGATGATGACAGAAATGTTTCCACCTTTGAAAAGGCATATTTTGGAAGCCATACTTTAATAGAATCCAAGATAAGTTATCTAATTTCAATATTCTTTAACTCCTTTCAATTATACGGACTATCACTAGGGTTGAGACAGAGAGAGATTAAGGAAGATGAAGAAAAGTATAATGACAAGATAGATGGATTCACAAGTCTATTTTCTGAACACTTCGATGTGATAATTAAAAAAGTTGAAGAATTATTCTTAAGTTGTGACAATAATTTCAAAAGCAACTTAGAAAACTACTTTATAAAGAACCAGACGTTAGAAAAATTATCCATAAAAAATAACTCAGAAGAAATAAATAACTCTTTAAATGAGTTTATTGGCGAACTAAATGGGAATTATCCATATCATCAGTTTTGTATATTTCTTTATTCAGATCTTAGAGGTGATAAAAATCATAGTATTTTGCCTTATGCAAAAAAAGGAACTAAGAATGAAATTAATAGTATAACAGAATTAAGTTACCCAATATCCGATGGAACCGCTAATATAGTTTTGTTCTGGTGGACCCCTCGTGAAATTAATGAGGCACAGAAATCATATGTGCAAGTTGATGAAAATTTTTCAAGAGAGAAAGGGTTAAAAAATGGAAGGTTAAAAAATCTAGATGACGAAGTTAAAAAGTTTTTAGTAACGTTACCTAACTATGATCCTCTGTACTCTAGAGCTATTTCGTTGTATTACTGCACTGAATTAAATGGTAAAATATGTTACAAAGATTACGTTAAAGTCAGATATCCAAAACTTGGATATCGTGGAAACGGCAAAATATTCTTCTGCACATCCAGTAATGTTCATTCAGACATTCTATTTATGTATCAAACCAAATGCTCCGGTGGGTTTGGCTCGGCTGCACCTAGTTGTGAAACTTCTGGCATTCCTGTTGTTCACGTCAGAACCAACGGCTACGGTGAAAGTAAATCGATTGCTATCAATGTTGAAAGGGGATAAGTAAAAAGGCCCGTGAAGGGCCTTTGAGTTAATTACTTGCGGGTAGCTCACTTTGACACTTAGGACACTTGATCGCTTTGGTGCTAATTGTACTGTCGCAATATGGGCACTTCTTTTGCACTAAAGATGACACCAACCAAGTGGAAATAAGGTACACAACAATACCGACAAGAACGCTCAACCATGAAAAGCCAAATATCACTAGCGCACTAAAAATGAGTGCGATAACAATAAATTGGATTAAGTAGGCTAATGCTGCCATGACATGTTCCTTGTTTTGATAGCACATCGTGAACCATAAACTATCAATCACCTCCTTTTCAATCAGTTAACCATTGAAAACAGAGGTTAGGCCACTTTCGGGTACCCGTTCTCGTCTGGCTCATTGTCATCATCAGCATAAACGCGAGCATCATAGTTGACGGCTTTTACGCTGCATCGCTCCGTTCCTTGCGGTGCCACATCATCAATCAGCGCCGGATAGCACCAGCTATCTGCTTCGCCAAATAACCACAAAGGCGGCTCTATCGAGCCATCGAGAACGGGTTTGAAGTCTAAACTGCCGTTGATCGTGATTTGGAATGGATTGGGTCCACGGTCACAAACGTACGGGCCGGATGTTCGCCCGTTGGGTTTTCTGAGCGCGATATGGTGCACCCCATCTCCCCACTCAAGCGGCGCATCGAGCATAACGACCGTTTTGCCATTCGACACATCGTAGCCTTCCATTCGTCCACTTTGTGCGTAACCCGGCACATCATCAGCCAGTGCCACATAATCAAGGTAGTTTGAGTTAAAGGCGTCCATTTCTGTTTGGAATGAGTACTGGAATCGGCGATAGCGCTTTTTGCGGCGTATCCGCATCCCAAATCGCCACGCTCTGGTTGCATCCGTTACACCAAAGGCACGTACCTTTTCGGGCTTATTGCCAAGGTCATCAGGTAGAAGACACAAGATTGTTTCCGGTTTCCATGTCTCGGTTGAGAAGTATTCCACCTCTATCCCGTCTGGCTCTTCTTCATCAAAGAATTTACCAGAGCGCTCTAATCCTTTACCGAGCATGTTGTCAGGCTGGTATTGGTAATCAAACACAGTGCGCGGTTCGTCTCGAACCGGAACGATTTGTCCATAGTTCAGCGTCGGCTCGGCATAGCCAACGGCGAGGACCTTTTTCAATACCTCAAACAAGGTGCTGTCGTCAGTAAAAACCGCATCAAATGTATCGCCTCTCGCTTTCCATACATCATGTAAGCGCAGCAACTCATGCTGCCCGATATGCACATCGCTCAATCCACTGTCGCAAATGATGTAGCGCACCGCTGGCGCAATATCGCGGGTAGCATAAGTCTCTGACGTCCAGCCGCCGAAGCCGTCAGGAATGGGTAACTTGCGCACTGGCACCACACCTAAGCGATTTTCAGCGTTGCGTGACAGCGTGTTACTACCTCGAATGCGCACGGCCATGGTGGTGAAATCATCGTACTTGGTGTTTGCTTCAAGGCGAGACTTCAGCCGTTTATATTCAATCCGGTCAAAGGAACGGCTATCTTTGCTGTCCCCTGTCACCCGATACACGCGCACCTCAGGGCGCACTTTTTGGCCAAGATTGATGGTGATGGTATTGCCCATTTGATCGCGTGTCGCCCCAGAGCGTTTAAAAGGGACCTGATTCCACTCGTTTTCCCCTTCCCCTCGCCACTCAATCATCAAGCGGATTTCCCGGCTAGAAACTGATCCGTTGTCGTTCATGTAACCAATGCCATCCGGAAACTTGATATCAACGGAAATTTGGTCCGTCACCTCAGAAATGGGGCAAGCATAATGCGGCCCAGCAGGTTTGCCCGGCAAGGATTGTTCGACAGTCACCCGTACCTGAGTTAAGTCTCCAGTGTGAGTAAATCCGGAGAACGCCATTTCACCCGCACTGGGGAAGAGTTTCTCTACCGCGGCGCTGGTTTTGCGTTTTTCACTGATCTTATAACGGCCATCATCTTTGCCTAAATACTGCAAAGGAAGCTGCCGAGTTTCGACAGGAACGGCACTGTTCGGGATATTCATCCCGTTTCCATCTTTGATTCTAACCGCATAGTATTCAACGTCGTTTTCAGTGACCACGTAGGTGCTGGATATGTACCCCGTCGCGTACTCGATTTGTGCCGCCCCATTTTGTGACTCAGTGTACGAGATGGGGTAACGAATATAGTCGCCATAGCGGCAATCGTGTAGTGCTTCATGAGTTGACCAAAACTCTATGGGGCTGGTTGGGTAATAACCGCGAAATCCACCGTTCTCATCCCCTGCCGAGACGGTTTTGGCACCGGGCGTGCCCGTTAGCACGATGATCGAGTTTTCTTCCCATTCATCCGGCCAGAACTCACTCATGAACCCATCAATTTCCGTCAATAGCGTGATGTTTTTGCCCGATAGGCGAGTGATTTGCGCTTCAACAGAGTTCACCGCCCCTTCAAGCTCAATGCCTGCAGTGGAAGCGGTCGCGCCCACTTCCCGAGAGGTGTAGACGTTCTGATGTGCCGGGTGCCCTGTAACATCGGTGCCCGGAGGAAATACATGAAAATCAATATCAGCGCCGTATTTTGAAATGGGCGTATCACCGATATAAATATTATCGCCGCTCAGTTCTACCTCACCCACACTCACTGCCGTCATGAGCATCATAAATTCATCATCATCCGAGAAGTACCATTGAGGCTCGCTGATGATGTCGGGGTAGGTTTTATGACGGCCAAACAACTCGGGGATGATCCCCATGAGTCGGGGACGGTTGCCTTGCGCGTTTGCGTCATAGATCGGACTGCCTTCTGGGGAAGTTTTCTGAAAGTTGTCCGGGATCTGGTTCATGGCATAAATGGCCATGCCTGCAGCAACAACCGCAATCACTGCAATCACGGCGGTGACGGGATCCTTCGGCTCAGCAACCAGCTCGATGAGGTCACCATCTTGCCAACGGTACTCAAACCAATCTTCGCTGGTTTTTTGTTGCCCGTTCACAAAGTAAGAAAAAGGCGGGGTCGGCGATACGTAATAGCCTTTGATGTTATTGGCCATCCAAGCATTGAGCGTTTGCCCTGCCTGAACAGGACAAAACTCACGCTTGGTGCGGTCCAACTTGTTCGGGTAAACCACTAACATACTCATGTTCTATGTAATACCTCGTAATCAGCGCCATGCGCTCAAATTCAGCCAAACGGGAAAGCCTAGGCCGTCCCATTTTTCGCCCGGTATGAGCCACTTTTAGCCCGTTCTCGTCCACGACCACGCCAACATGCACCAAAGTGTCACCAACAAAGTGACAAGCAATAGCACCATCAACTGGTCTTGTTACCTTAAAACCGCCTACCAACTCTTGATAGCCTGCTGTCATGCCTGTTTTGTCGTCTGGTGAAACTGCACCAAAGCTGGCCAACATTGGCAACTTGTGGTGATGATGGCGAACCAGCCGCACGAAGCCCCAACAATCCACGCCAGAGAGCGCCCTGCCATGGTCTTGATAGGGAATGTTCATTAAGTCCATTAACTGCATTACGACCCCTGATATTTAAGCCCACGCGCCACGGCTGGCGTATAGCGGCGCTTTGGCCACGCTCGATTCACTAAGTCATGAAAGGACGCGACAACAGCCACGGTCTGGATGTTGTCTTTCTCACTGACACAAGTCAGCTCAAGCGGAGGTTTAGCGGGAGCGGATAGATTGGATGAGAGATAAAAGCGGTAAATGATTTTGACTTTGCTTCCGGCTTCCATGGCTTTATCAATAAAATGACGGGCCTCGCCCGTCACGTTATCAATCTGGAACTGCAGGTTCTGCTTCCCTTTCACGCTTTTGCCCGGCAGGGAAACCCCAAAGGCAGAGGAGCGAAAGAAAGCGAGATTGCCGTCCTCAAGCCCCAGAAAAATCCCTTCCTCACCATCATCACGAACGGAATAAAAGCCATCAGCAAGCCGAATGAAGGCATCAGCATCGCCATTTTGGTAGGCTTGTTCGTTTCGGATTTCGAGAGTATGGATGGGGATTTCACTGGAAGGAGCCGAGGCGTAATAAACCTCTATTGAGTTCACACATACACCTCCACAAGTGCGACTTCCAGTTCACCATCCGGTGAATAAATCTCGAGATTAACTTGATCAATGCTCAAACCATCTGCAGGCATATCGACACGAAAACGATACTCATACCAATGCAACCCAACCAACCGCGACGCCTTGTAGCTTTGGCTATCGTTGTCTGAATTATGCAGCTTTATCTCTAACGTTCGGTAATCGCACGTATTAGAGTTAATTGGCGCATCATTTTCATACTCGATATAAGCAGCATCTTGGTTACTGCTTGGAGCAAAATGCTCAGGGTAACGGCGAGCCCAAACAACCACATCTGCCGTTGCTGGGTAACGACCAGCGGCTGCGTTATTGAAAGACTGACGCAAGCGGTTAACGTTACTCACGGTCACCATTTTGGTCATACCTTTCGGCAACACGCCATCGTGCGGAGTAGCTGGGGTTACATTGCCAAGCAATGTCCACCCTGTAAGGTCATGAACCGTTGTAACAGGAAGAACTTGAGATTGACCAGGCTGAGGCAAAAGCAGAGGCTTAACAGCCGCATCCTTACCTTCTTCGCCATACCATTCAAAGCTAATGTCATTAAGCTGAATTCCGAGAGGATTCACAACCATAAACACCAGCTTGTCATAGCTCATCGCCTGACGAATTTTTTCTTTGTTCAACGACACCGAACCATCGTTATTTTCAAGTTCCAGCCATTTCCCTCTTGGTTGACCAAGATCCGAATAGTAGTCAGGGTCAAATCCGTACATAGTGGTATGGTAGGTGATCGAAGCAGGTCCTGTGCCACTGTTTCGCTCCAAAGTGCCACCTGACAATGCTCCACCATCCTTGTAATTTGCCGTGATCAGTAAACGCTTTCCGTCCCAATCCGTCGCCATACCAAGCACTGTGACGACCGAGCCCCCAGAGCCGAGCATATAGGTATCGCCAGCATTAGCCGTTACCCCTTCATTAACCACATAGGCTTTGCGTTTACCATAGCCGCTCCAGCTCACTGGGGACATCGCATTACGTACATATACGCGCGCTGACTTATCGCTGATAAAGAGTTTTGCTAAACCCATTTTTGAGGCCGTAGACGGTACGATGACTTCAGCCAGCATGTGAGTCCCCATATCCACCGTTTCACGGTTTTGTAGTTTTAGGTATTCACTAGTGACATTCTGATACTTATACCCTCCTTGCTGGCTCTGAATGTCATCCAGTCGGTCGTAGTAAGGCGCTAGTGTTTCAATTAATGCATGGTGTCCCAATGAAATTTCTTTCCAGCGGAAAACTCGCTGTTCAATGGTGTCGTAGAGCAAGCTCTCATTACTACCTGACCATGTTGGACGCTTACGATAGAGCTTAATCGCCTGCTTAGGCCTTGGCAGACTCTCAATATGCGGTAACAAAGGATCGACAAAGAGGCCATTCGTTCGTACTGCTGGATGACCACCCCCCCAATACTGACTATATCGCGTCACATCAAACGTTCGGGCTGGCGATGCAATGTCAATGTATCGATAACCCGCCTCGCGCGCGATAGCGCCGACTGTGGCGATTTCATGCCATGCTCCGGTTACAAACTCGGTGGATATGATCGGCTCTGCGCCGCACGCTTTGACCGTTTCCGCCAAGCGGCGCATGTTGTCACGGAAATACGCTGTGTCGGCACTGCGGTAATAGGTGTCATTAGTGAAAGAAATAAACAGCGCGTAGGTGCTGCCGTAGTCCTTAAACGACAACGTCGGGTGATACTCCCCGGTGTTATTCAGGATCCGGGCGTTAATCTCCGCGTAATCATCCCCAGAACGGGAAAAGTTTTCCAAACGCCAGTCCACCAATTCCGACAGCCGGCTAATGTAGGCTTTGTCTTTCTGGGTGTAATGACTGGCTGAATAGGAATCCCCCAACAAGGTAATTTTTTCACTGTTCTGGATAGTGATCACATGGCGGGTTCCGTCTGCGGTACCATCAGCTTTCCACACCAGGGCGTCGCGTAACTCGTCGCTAAGTTGTTGCTTCTCGATGTTGGCCACTTTCGGGCTATCGTCCGGCGTATTGAGATACAGCACATCAGGCTGGATAACTTGCCCAGCAATCAGCGCGAATTTGTGCATACCCAGTTGCCATTGTGGCTGTGGGATCACATTGCCTTCGCCGTCCTGAAGCGGATACCCCAAACCGTTTATCAACACAGCGGTTAACGGCTTGCCGTTATAGGTTGCCGGCAACGGTACGCTGTTATGCACGAAGATGATTTCATCATCATTTTCGGTCTTTTTAGCCTGGTGATTCCAAAACTCATCCCCTTGGCCAAGCCAGCTGGCCGTACCTGAATTGTTGATAAACAACACGTCAGTCGATGAGTTATAGTCCACGCCTTTATCTTCACCATAGCGAAGCAGGAAAAAGATTTGTAAGCGTGGGATATCATGCTGACTCATTAGACTTTTCGTCCAAGCAGCACGGAGTGAAACGCGAGGCGGGTTGGTATCATCTGGCACAATACCCAGCTTGGCCAAATCATCCAACTCAATGCGATGACCGATTAGCGGTCGGTAACTCTGTCCTTGGGTTGTCACACCTCGGATCACATTGCGCTCTCCGGTTTTCAGGCGGATTTTATCATGTGGCTCATAGTTTAACGTAGTGTCAGGGCCGCCCCAGTCGTCGCGATTTAACTCACCAACACCATATCGGCCCCGAACCGCATTGACCCATTCTGGGATTACTTCTCCCGAGACTTTGCTCGCTACGTCTGAGCTCAGTTTGTTGATATCTCGGTATGAAACATAACCGAAACTATCATCCGGCAAGTTCCAACACGGCCCAGTAAATGCGACTCCTGTCTCGCTCGATTTCACGACAGCTAAACCAAACGTCCTCATATAGCGCCGTGTGCCGGGAGTATGATCATTTGGTTTTTTGCCGAGAGCTAAGATCTTAATACCATTAAATTTCTTGCCGTTATAAGTGGCTGGAATTTTCACACCTCTGTGGACATTCACACGGTACTCACCACTTTGGGTCACCCCGCCACCATCGTGGTTCCAAAAGTCATCGCCACCGCCTAAAAACCCGCCTGAGGCGAAACCTCTATCATCAATAAAAAGCACATTGTCACTTTGCGGATTAAAGCTCTCAGAGAGCACTCCACTGTGCGAGTATTGCAGCAAGAAAAATAACTGAATGCCATGATTGTCCGTCCCCGGATTATCTAATCTAACGGCGGCACGAAGATCGACCGAAGGCGGGTTGGTATCATCCGGCACCACGCCCAACTTAACCAAATCAGATGGATAAACTTTATAACACGTTGACGGGGTATAAACGTTTTCATCGATACTCGATACTTCCAATGCATTCGGCTCACCAAATACTTTATGAGCCAATTCATCGTAAGGATATGTCACTAAACGTGTGGCGACTTCATCCTGATAAGTTGGCTTTAGGTGCTTGGTGGGCGACACAAATTTAGTTGCTATACGATCCGTTACCGCGTTTCTGAAAATGGTAATGCCCGGAATTTCAATATCTGACTTGCTCGTTTGAAGCTCGGCAATACGCGTTTCATTACTTGAAAGACGCGCATACAGACCTTTTTGAATAAAAGAATCCCACGACGTAGACTGATACGAAATGGGTCTGTCACTGATCGCGTAGTTAAGCCCGCAAAGCCAAGCATCATGGTTTACTGAACCAAGACGAGTATCCCCAATCCAGATTTGCATACTCTTAGCTGCTTTATCTGGACCAAATTCAAATGCACGAAAACGAAACCACTTGAGAAAAATCCCATTCCCCAAATTTTGGAAACCGAAATCTTTTTCTGTAACCCCGTTATAACCATCTCCCAATGAACCATTCCGACCCACATAAAATTGTGCAGTACGGTTTGGATTAATGCCTTCACCACTCGAATCATCAGAAAAACACAGGAATGTCGCCAGCACATAGCGACCACTTCCTTCGACTGGCACGTCATGAACAAAATGGCGGTTTGTCGGCGTCGCAAATGATTTTTTAATGCAAAATGCCCAGCGTAACCCCATACGTTCGAGCGTGTTTTTTATGACACCATCAGGGATCTGACTAAACTCATCCTGGAGCTGCTTATTGTTGAGCGTAACCCCATCAACTAAGTGGCCACCTCCATCAGTAGGCTCTAACGCGCCATTTGGAAACAGATTTGATAAGCCGGATATGCCCTGTTCGCGCAAAGATTCTTGGATTCCAAAAACCTCTGAAGCCACATTTAACAGCTTGCTGATTGTATCAAACGGGGATTTTTCCCACGCGCTACCCGTCCAGCCATACAGACCGTTATTCTCTGGTGTGCTGTCTCGCCACACTTCCGCCAACACAATGCCAGGGGGTGGTGTCGCGGGTAAACTGGCTTTGGTTTCATACGCCTGGCGGCCCTGAACCATGGCACTGATCGCGCCCCATTTGTCAGCCATATCTTTGCTGATCGTTGGTTTAACCACGCCATTGATTGAAACTGTCTCGTTTTCTCCTCCGATTAGCAGCTGATTAAGCCAATCGATTCTTTTTTTGTGTTCAGCAACTAGCTGAAAAAAGTTATTGCTGCTCATAGTTTCCAGCTCTCTGTGTAGTAACGGCCCATATCAACACCATCAACAAACTCATCAAGAGTATGAGGCGCAAGGATCTGGCCAACCGTGATCTCTTCGCTCTGAATTGGGTACTGGCGAATCTCACATTTAACGGAATAAAAAAACGCCCAGCTTTCTGCTTGGCGTTTTCTAGTGGGTGCTGAATCATGCGGATGTCTATCGGGACAACGCCCAGCTCAGTGCGTTGATTCAACCTAAACCAGCCTACGCCCCCCATCAACGCATGCTCTACCCACCCCAAAAACGCCGCCGCTTGTTTCGGCTCCAAACGCCACTGCAGTGTCTGCTCGGCAGGAACCACCAAGAAGCGACGACGCTGGCGAGTTCGGCCAGAGGCCATTTCACTGCGGATTCGGTTGGATTGCTGCTTAATACCGGATAGGTCAAAGTGCGGATGAGGTAAATAGCTAGGATACGTCATGGCCACCATTTATACCCCCTGCCGAGCTAGGCCAAACGTTCGTGTCATGGCTTGCGACATTTGCCCGTCGGTATCGATATCAGCCAAGAAAACGTTGATAATTTCTTCCCCGTTCTCGCCAGTTTTCTCTTCCGTCCGAGCACCTTCGGGAGCGCCGTAGATATTGACCATCGTCCGTGGGGCCATACGTGAAGATTCTTTACTGGTTTGAGAAATGGGATCGTTGAATGCAAACACACGGCTTTGCATCAACATAATGGCGTTAAACATTTGGTCTATCTGATTCGCCGACTCATTGGTGTAAACCCGTTCGCCGGCTAACAGTGTCCAGTTGGATTCTCGCTTGCCGCCCATCATGGGAACTTCGGTGATCCCGTTGTGCGCCATGTTCGAAAGTGAATCGACTTTGCTGGCCATGGAAATACCAAATCCCATTGCGGTACCTGCGGCAGCGGCGGCCAGTCCGGGGCCAACGTAAGGAATACCGACCAGAGATTTATACGCCGAGGTTGCCGATTCGTAGGCATTGAGCATGATTTGAAAGCGAGCGGCGGTTTTACCAATGCGTGCAGCGTTCTTGTTTTCACTGTTTTGCAACTGGGAAATCTGCCCCATGAAATTGCTCACGCCGCGAATGCGCTCTTGCATCAAGCGCTCTTCCATGTAAGCACGCTGCTTGGCCTCTTGCTCTGCAAGACGTGTTTTCTCTTCCTCTTTACGGGCAAAAGCATCGATTTCGCGCTGAATGGCGTCGTCTTGATTTCGCTGACGCTCTTGCAATTCGGCTTGATAGAAGCCTTTTTCACGTGAGGCGTAGTCCGCCTTTAGCGCATCCAGCGTTTCATAGCCTCGCTGCTTCAACTCTTTTTCGGAGACTTGTAACGCTTCAATGTCCGCTAAACGCTGCTGATGAGCCAACTGCAGTTTTTCACGCTCATTGGCGTATTGCATATCAAGACTGGACAGGCGCGTAGCACCAGCCGCCTGTTGGCGTTCTAACTCTTTGCTGTCGGTGCTGCCACCGCCGCCGTCACCTGGCTGGCCACCGTCACCACCCGCACTTCCATCTTTTTCCGGGTATTCAAACAGAGCCGAAAGGCGCTTTTGCTGCTCGACTACGATATCGTTTAAGTCTTGAAGCTCTTTTCTTTTAAGGCTGAGGGAGGCTTGAAGATTAAACAATTCATTGCGGCTCTTACCGAAGGGGTTGATACTTGGCAAATTGTTGGGATCTTCGTTATCGTACTCTCTCAGTTTCTCTTGCAGCTCGACCATTTCACCGAAAATTTCCCGGTGTTTTTCACGCATCGTAGTGCCCGTTAACACATTCGCGGTCGCGCTCGCCAAACCGAAGGCTTCGATTTGGTTGGTATAATTTTTTACCCCTTTCGCTAAGTCGTCCACAAACGTGTTAACGCTTTCCATCGAAGGCAGCAAACTGAACATTACCTGACGAGAAAGATTACCAAACGCTCGGCTTAATTTGGCTTCCATCTCAGAGATTTGCTGATCCATCTGCTTGAACTGCTGGATATCGTATTTCGACATCACTACGTTCAAGTCTTTGTAGCGTTCAGTCAGCTCATAGAGCTTTGCCCCCTTATTTTCAAGCAGTGGCATTAATGCTGAAGCATCATTCGCAATCGACTCCAGATAAAAAATCTGCTGCTTCATCGGGACATTGGCCTGATCCATTGCGTCTTTTACTGCCACCAAGGCTTCAGGACCAGCCATTTGCTGTAGTTTCTCAACCGTTAAACCAACTTTAGGAGCCACTTGCTCAAAGAAGTCTTTGAACTCCCCACCGCCCGTGGCCGCATAATCACCAAGCTTGTCATTCACGTCCTTGAGAATATCGGACATCTTCTCGCCCGAAATGCTGTATTGCTCTGAGGCGTAAGCCAGTGCTTGAATGCGTTCAACCGACACTTGAGCGACAGTCGCCATGCGCTCAATTTCACGGGCTTGCTGGGCACTTTGGCGAACCATGTAAGTACTGGCAGCGACCATCGCTCCCACACCTGCGACCACCAAACCCGTCACCTGAAGAGTCGCGGCTCCCAAGCCTCGAATGCTCGCGCCTGCCACTTTTAATTTCTGGTCAAAGTCCCCGGTAGAGTCATTGGCAGCTTTGGCTTCTTTGGTGTAACCGCGCAGCATCTTTCTTCGCGTAATCAACGTCTTTCTGAAAACTGACCGTGTCGGCATTAAATCTCAGGTTAAAATCAGCTATTTGGGCACTCAAAACGCATACCTCCGGCTGATGCGCCCATGGCCATCAACTCTTCATCAGTGTATTCTCGGGGTTCTTCAGGCTCTTGGTTTGGCAGAAAATCACGGTAAGAGATTGGTGATTCAAGTTTGATCCCGGCGCTCATGGCCGTCACATTCCAGTTTGCTGCGCACGCAACAGCATGGCGCCAGTTGTCCATCTCGTGAGTGAAACCGTTCTTAGCAAAGTAGGTTTGCCACTCGACAACCATCTCCCCACTGATAGACGCCAGCGCCGTTCGCCAGCACAAGACTTTGAACTCTCGCGCCAGATCTTGGGCAAACTCCCTTTCTGCCCGAATTAGCCTTTTGGGTCAGCAGGCTCCTGTGCTTCTTCAGGCTCGCTGCTAGGCTCTTGCGTGTTTTCTTCTGATTTAGGAAGTGGAATGCCCGAGAACTTAGCGATCTCGTCATGCAACTGTTTTACTTGCTGCGGCATCATGGATGACATGATGTACTGATGGCGCTCTTCCAAATCATCAATATCAAAGTGGGTACCGTAGGCCACAAGTCGAGATTGCCCCATAAAACTCAAACGCTCCCACTTTTTAGAGGCAACAGACATGGCTTCATAAAACTGATCCATCTCTTTACTTGAGGCATTTTCAGCAGGCCGTTCTGGCGTTTCCGGCTTCGGTAAGTCGGAGCAATAGTCCAAGAAGTTAAAACGGTCCAGACCCGATAACTGCGTGATCTCTACCTCTTCGCCATCAACGGGAACTGTTTTCTTTTTAAGAATGCTGCCATTTTCTTATGCTCCTGCGCCTGATTCAGCGATCAACTCTTCCGCTGTTTTAGGTTTACCCACGTTTTTGATTTTCACGGTACGCGTCATTTTCTCTTTGCTTGTCACTGCTTTACCCAGCGAGTTGATATAACCGCGATTCACATCGACCGTACCATTGGGATATTTGACGCGGTAAAGCGTGATTACGTCTTTATCGACATCATCCACCAACTGTTGCTGGCCCGATTCGCCCGGCTTCCATACCAATGTGAGGGTGGTTTCTCCCGCTGATTTTTGCCCGGGAGACGTCTTTGACCAATCCGCATCGGGATCGTCTAAATAGTTGTCTTCTTCATCTTCTACTGTGATTTCGCCAGGCTGCAGCTCTTTCACGCCAGCAAGTCGATCCCATTTTTCATCGCCAAGATAGTCAGCGACGCTTTCAATGGTGGCGGTGTCTTTCAAGCGCCAGAAGGTGGTTCCTGCGCCTTTGGTTGGGGTGGTTGTGGTCATATTTAAACCTCTTCGGTGTATTCAATGGTAAACAGTAAGTCGAGCGTTCCCCATGGCTGCTCATCGTCGCGGCCATAATCAAACCCTCGGCGGTTGCAAAGACTCAATAGGCCATTGGCGTCGTAATGCGTGCCAATCACTGAGAGGATTTTCTCTCCGAGCGCATCCAGTTCGGGGTCTGTTTCGTTATCAGCGACGAGATAGACACGAACCGTCATGACAGCCTGCCAAGTAATTTCGTCGAGAGATTCTTCCGTGCTTTGCCCTTCGGAAATGGCCACCGCCACCGCCGGAATGTCGCCATCCTCGTCTATTTCGGGCACTTGAATAAAACTGGGGGAGCCATTAAAAAAAGCGGCGACCATCGGGTCGCCGGAGTCTGTTACCATGCCGACGGTTAAGTCGCTGATAACCTGCTGTCGAATGCGGTTGTTAATTTCCACGTCCTACCTCTCTGCGAACAACTAGCCTCACCTGCTGCTGCATAGCGCTGACCAGCTCTTTCGGCATGTCTGTTTTCATCAATGATTGGCTGTGTTTTTCAAATGCTTGGGTGATTTCACGCACAATCGGTACTTTGCACACTTTGATGGGATAACGAGCGTCGCTGGTGCGCTGCATAATGTGCCAACGGCCATTTTTCAGCTTTTGCAAAAACGCGTTTTCAAACTTGTGCCGACCGACAACAATCGCAGTGTTGCCAGCAAGCTCTCGCTTTTGAAAGCGTCCGTTTTTACCGCGAACCGCTTTGCTCACCATGTATTTGCCTTTTTTCTGGCGAATTTGCGTTCTGGCGGTATCAATGGAGATAGCGGGAACGTCGTTGCGCCTCACCCGTACATACGCGACCGGGCGCTTGGCGGAGGCTTTGTACACACTCGCCCGAGGACGGAGCACTTTCTGCTTGATCCGTACTGCTTGCGCGGTGTCTTTGACAGACCGAGAGATGGCACGGGTGGCGATGCGGTTAATCGCCATCGCGCTGGCTTTCGGTACTGCACTTTCTTGCAAGGCGGAGAGGTTCTTAACCGCCCGTACTAAATCTCGGTCTAAATTCATAAGATCACCACAAGGTTTCCGCTGTCTCGATAAGGGCCACTGGTCACCGTGAGTTCTCGGCCTGAGCTGACAAACAGGATTTTGTCCCCTTTTCGGGGTTTCACCCCATCTCCGAGACGAAATGACAGTTTGCTTACATTCCCGGTCATCGCGTCAAACTCGTTGAGCCCTTCGTCATAGATGGCTGTGACCTCGTCGCCGCCGTTGATCCGCACGGTGACCCCAAACTCGGACCACACCGTTTCATCGACTTGCGCCATGGCACGGTCGAACTCGTTATCAAACATAATCAGCTCTTCATGACAGCGCGAAGAGCGGCCACGTTGGCGTCAACAGCATCCAATGCCACCGCCTCTTCCAAATAAACTTCGTCCCCTTTCTTGACGGTAACGCGTTTACCATGGGAGACACATTCAAACGTCTTTAGGCCAAAGGCCAAGACATCGCCCTGTTCGTCGCTGATCGCTTCAACGTCTGTACCGTCGCTTAACTCGGCGCCTTCAGGAAGATTGCCTGCCATGACCAGCACGTCTTTTTCAGGAGGTGCTTTATCCGTTGGCGTGCCCCCTTCGGTTGTTTCTTCACCGGAAGACGCGTCAAGGCTGTGCCCAGTTGACGAGTCGATGCTGTCGTTTTTATCATCTTCATCACCTTCTTCTGGCAGCTGGGCTTCCAGTTCATCAATGATGGCGTTGAGCTGCTTTTCTGTGGTTTTTTCGGTGTACTGAGGCTCGTTAATCCCCAGCTCATTGCAAAGCGCGTCTATCTGCTTTTGCAGCATTTCTTTGTTCGTCATGATCGTTTCTCAATAAAAAATGGGGCCATGGCCCCATTGAATGAATGAACGTTGAATCCCTAGCGGTTATTCAGCAACTTTGACTACCACAACGTGGTTCACGTCGATGAGGTACATGCACGGCGCAGACTCGGTTTTGGTGTAGCGAATTTCCGGGTCGCCGCCTTCGGTCCAGTCTTTGACGTAGCGCTCGGCTTCGTCCACCCCTTCTTTTTGCGCCGCCAAATCTTGGATTTGGCCATACAGACGCGCGCCGCGAATGTTGGCATTGGCAAGGATAAGGTGGTAATCACGCTGCACTTTCTGCGTGTTGCCGCTTCGGTCGGTGTACTCTTCATTGACGACCACAATCGTCACATCACCGAGCTGACCTTTGATGCTGACGGTTTTACCCAAGTCTTTCAGTGCCGTTTCCAGCACTGAGTTAGAGCCGCGACGGGTTTCCAGCTTCTCGTTGAACTTTTTGAACTGACGCATCAGCGCCCACGTTTTCGGGTCTGTGATCAGCAAGTTGGTCAAACCGTCCGACTCTTGCGCCCAGCGCTCAATGTCGGCTTCGATATCGTAGATATCGCGGTCGCAGTTGATCCACATTGCCGCACCAATCAGGGCAATGTTGTTGCTTGCGCGGCGACCTGCGTCGATTTCATACGGTTTCTCGATGAAATCGCTTTCGATGATGGTTTTGCCGTCGTACACCATCTCTGCACACATCAGCTCTTCACGGTCACGGATCGCTTGCTCTTCCATGTCGAGGTTTTGCATCACAATCGCGTTCTGGCGATCACCCGCGCTCATTTCCCCGGTTTGTTTCTCTCCGGGACGACGTTTCACGGCTTGGTTTGCCGTCACCGCGTGCTTAGATTTGACGTAAGCAGGCATGAAAGAGGAGGTTTTGAAGCCTTGGTTGCGGTCAATCGCCGCACCGATCATCGGCGAGCAATACGCCGCAATCTTAGTTTTGTTTGGGATCATATCCAGATCGACTTTTTCCGTGCTGAAGGTGTAGCTTTCACGGAAAAAGATGCGCTGGAAAAAGTTATCACGACGAATGCCGGCTTCCTGAATAGCGCCAAGCAACTCGCGTGTGGTGAAATTGTCTGCCATGAGGGTCTCTCTACTGAAACTTTAAAAAAAGACGACGATTAGGCTTCGTCGTCTACGTAAATTGGGCTACCGATAAACGCGGCCCGTTTGGCTTTGTCGGTGTTGACCGCATCAGGCCAGTTAACAAAGCTCATGCGAAAACCGCCTTGTGCGTAGATCACGGCGGTTTGGTCGGCGCCTGTGTCTGTCACGTCACGCGCGGCCATCGCTACGGCTTTGCCCGGTGTGCCGTCCCACTCCACCAGCGTGGCGGCATCGGTAGCATCGGCCATCAATGGGGTGAGCTTGGGAAACGCGCTGCCTGCTTTGATGGTGCCGCGAATCGTCACCGGGGCGCTGAGCAGGTACTCGTCTGGGGTGTATTCTGTAACGTCCATTCCTATTCCTTAATCAATACGAGAAAAAGATGAAACCAAGCGGCTGATGTTTTTCTGCTCTTCTGAGGCCGAGCCAGTGCTCACGTCTTGGCCGAGCATTTCGCCATGTTCCGCACCCAGTGCGGCCAGTGCGGCGGTATTGGCATCTGGGGTGGTTTTACCCGCTGCCGCCAAAATCCCCTTGGCTTCTTCTACCGAGAGGTTGGTGTCACTGGCCAGTTTCATCGCGAGCTCTTCGCGACCTTTTGCCTCTGGCAAGGCCAGAATGCCCATACAGCGATTACGTTCCGCTTTCGCGGCGTCTACGCTCGGCGCGGTAGGCTCTAGCGCAGCGGCCTGAGCAGCTGATGGCGCAGTCACGGTCCCTTCCGTGGTTGGCGCTTCTGCCGTGGTGGTTGTGGATTGAGCAGCCGCTGTGGTGGTTTGCGCTGCGTTTGCTTGTGTTGGATCTTCGACCGACATAACGGCTCCCATATCGACGGTGGTTGATTGGCGCTTGAAGTGGTCAGACATAATCTGTACCGCATCCAAGCCGTTGACGACTTCATTCGCGAAGCCAATATCCACCGCGGCCTGACCTTCGTAAGTCTCGGCTTCAGTGGCTAATACTTTTTTGATATCGACGCCCATATACGTGGCGGCTTTGCTGGCGAACATTTGGCGATTACTCTCAAGCTCTTTTTGCCACTTTTCGCGCACGTCTTTTGGCAACGCTTGGTAAGGGTTGCCATCGGCTTTGTGGCTGCCTGCGGTGATGAGGGTGATTTCGACCCCCTGTTGATCGAGCATTTTCTCGATGTTGGTGTGCGCCATGATCACGCCCACCGACCCCGCCACTCCGGTTTGAGTGATGAGGCGACGCGAGCAGGCGCTGGCGATCATTTGCCCGGCACTGCAGTGCATGTCGTAGCCGAGTGACCAAATCGGTTTGATTTTTCGGTATTCGGCAATCTTGTCGGCCAAATCAAAGCATCCGGCTACCATGCCACCAGGCGTATCCATATCGAGCATGACCGCTTTGACTTCTCGGTCGGCCAGAGCCTCACGAATTCGGTAATCAATACCGTCATAACCCGTCATACCGGACATTGGCCGGATGTAACCGTATTTGTGGACCAACGTACCGCTGATAGGAACGATGGCAATGCCATTGACCACTTGATAGCTGCGCTCAGTCGAACGACGTGGCGAAAACGACGAGGCTTCCTTTTTCATATCAGCGACGCGAAGCACATTGCCTTCGATATCGACAAGCTGCTGAACATTGCCAACGCGCTGACTCAGGGCCGAGAAGAACGTGCGTGCATACTCAGGTTCAAGCGCCAACGGGCGGTTAAAAGCGGCAGTGATAAGGTTTAGGTGGGATGTGTTATTCATTAGATCCCTCGTTAGGATTATCCGGTGCCAGCGCTTGCAGCTTCATCCAGCTTGGCGGCGGCAGGCCTCTGGCTTTGCGCTCTTCCATCTCTGCAACCTGCTGTTCAAAGATTTCTTGATAATCTTCACCCAGCAGCGCCAGCTCTTTCTCGTAGGTTGATAACCCGCCATCGATACGCAGCAAGGCTTCTTTCACTTCTTTCAAACCGTCGATGGCCAAGCGACCTGAGCCAATCCAGTCGGATTTGGTCCAAGCATGGCGACGTTCCCAAAAGCTATAGCGCGCGTTGCGAGGCAAGGTGATGTAACCGCGCAGCAGCATTTCTTCGAAAATCAGCGTAAAGATCTGACTGGCGAATCGGTTGGCGATGATTTTTCGTCGCCCCATAAAGTAGCGCCACGAATCGTTGTGCGCGGCGCGAATGGTGCTGTAAGACATCTGCGAGTAGTTGCGCGAGAGCTGAGCGTAATCGACGCCTGTTCCTGCGGCGATGTAGCGCAATATCGACTGCTCTAAGGCCGAAAAGCCGTTGTCGGCGTTGCCTGCGTTGTGCAAGTTGATTTTGTCGCCGGGCATCAAATGCGGCAGTTTCACGCCGTTGAACTTGATTTCGTTGCTCGCGTAGTAATCGCCATAGGCCATGAGCATGCGCTCTATGACGCCATCTTGACTCTCTGCGCCCCACAAATACTGCATGGCTTGGTCTGTACCGAGCTCGGATTCAATACTGGCGGCGTACATGGCGTTCACAACGGCCCGTTGCAAGGTGGTGTTTTGCAGCGTATCGAGCATTTTGAGCTGCTCTAAGCTGGACAAAAACCGATTCACACCCCGCGTTTGGCCACCTTCGTTGGGCTCAAAGATATGGATAAATCCCATTCGGCCCGAGGAGGTGACTTTCTCAATGCGTCGCCATGTCTTCGCCATGCCAAAGTTGTCGGCCCCTTCTTCGACGTAGTAGGCAATCGGCGCGTTGTGTCGATTGACTTGTACGCCTGCCCGACATTCTGGTCGGTCACGTCCGTGATTGGGGTTGGTGACTTTACGCGGCGACACCATGCGAATCGCGGTAGCAAACGGCGAGTGGCGATCGTTAATCCACTCTGGTTTTGCCATGATGTCGCCCGTCATGGCATGCGTTTCTACCGACTCACGCATCATCATGGTGAAAGTGCGGCGGCGTTCGGCGTCGATAAAACAGCTTGGGTCTTCGGCGATGTCACGAAAGATGGCTTCAACCTCTTGCACAAACCCTTTGTCGGGCTCAATGCCGAGCAAGCGCCAGTTTGGCTTGTAGCTCAAACGAAACTCAGAGCCGATGATGTGATCTTTGTGAAGCTGAATGCCATTGGCCGCAATGCCGTTGTTACGCACGACATCATCGGTTCGTGCATTGGCTTGCTTCATCACGGGAAGCAGCGCGGCATCGGTGGAACGGGCGGGAGGATTCCACCCTTTGAGCTGGCCACCAAACCCCACACCGCCCGCTCTGAACACCGCTTCTCTTAGGGGTGTCTGACCGTCTGCGGCCAGAAGTCCGGTCTGTTTCATTAAAATCCTACTCTTGCTGGTCCGCGACGACGGACATTCGACAAACCAAGCTGTGCTCTAAGATCGTCAATGTAAGCGCGCAGCTCATGAATGTTTGCTCGGCTGTAATCCACCCTGCGGTCCCCTTTTTGAATGGAGACTGCTAGGCTTCCTGTTTGCAGCTTGTGATAAGCGGTTTCCGCTTCTTTTAGCCTTTCTTCTAATGTCATCATCCACCTTTTAGACGTGCGGCAAGCTCAGCAATGCTGCTGGTTTTCTTGCTCACTTGAACGGGTTCCGGTTCGTCCAGAACGTAACCAAACTTTTGCACGAGAATGTTGAGTGCCGCGTAGGCGTAGTTCCAGCCGTCGAGCGCTTCATCAAAGGCGTGATACTGCTTTATCCATCGCCATACCGTGCGGCCATTGCGGTCGTGCTCCAGCTTTTTATTGGCCGAGCAGAGCTGCTTGAAAAACTCGTCGCTGGCCAGCTCTTCATCCAATGGAAAGTGGACACAACCGGGAACGGGCTCGGAGCCTTTCGGCGCTAAACAAAGGCGACTGTAAAGGCGCTGCTTAATGCCATCGGTACCAAGCCGCGTGAGATAGACTTTCTTGGCGTTTTTCTTGCGCGGAAAATTTTGAATAGGTTTGCCATATTGGTTTTCACCCTGAATCGGGATCACCCACATGACGCCATTTCGGCGGCTCATTTCGTAAACGTCGTCGGTCTTGTGGCCCATCGCATCCCAGCACCAGAGACGCACATCCATCTCGATGCCGTTGCGTTTTTTGTAGGTGTTGTGCAGCTTGCGTGTGGCGGCATCTTTGAGCACTTGGCTGGAGAGATCGCCCAGCAGCACAATGTGGTCGATAAGCCAGCATTCTTCACCCGCACCCCAAGCCCAGACGAACATTTCTATACGGTCATCTTGGGTATCAATGCCTCCGGTGAGTACCACGGCTCGGTCTGGGACCGGATTACTTGATCTGTCGCCAGCCCACCAAATTTCCCGACGCGACTTGAGCTCTTCCCAGTCGAGCTTGTCGCCGTTCTCACCTTCCCAAAGCTCGCCGAGAAAGACGTTAACGAAAGTTTTTAGCTTGGCGGGATCTTTGTATCTGGTGAGATATTCCCGAACTAAACCGACCCAACCGTCTGTCATAGTGGTGTTGTAAGCCGCCCAACAATGAATACCGACGCTTACCGGCACCGGAATCGGATTGTCCTCACTGTCAAAAAAGTGTTCGCCATCTTGCGTCCACGTGAGGTCTTCCGCTTTCCAGCGCCCTTTTAATTCCATAGCTTTCAACTGCGGGTAGTAAATCGCTTGGTGGCAGTTGCAGCATTGGTAGTGTGCGGTTCGCGCTTTCTCTTCGATGTTATGGCGCGTGTTGTCCCATTTCATACCATATGGGGCATCTTTACTGCCCCACTCCAGCACCTGCTCATAGTCGCAATAGGGACATGGCAGATAGAATCGAAAGGTGATGTTCATTTCCAACATCAATCGCTCGATATGCGATTCACCACGATTGGTCGGGGTTGTCCCCCAGCGCTCCATCGGAAATGCGGCACCTTCGAGTCGGGTTCGCGCTAGGGAGATCGGGTCCCCTTCCTTTCCGAGTTCCCAATCCCAGCCATCAACTTCATCCCCAAACAGGGCAGTTTTGGTTATACGGCGCATGTTCTTGGGTGTTGCAGCGCCAAGAATGTCGAGTATCCACCCCAGACCTACTTTCTTTTTGGTGGTGTTGTTCTGATCTTTGGCAAAAAGATAAGGAAAGATTTGCCGAATAATCGGCATGTCTGTCCAAGCACCATCGATTTCGTCGATGCAGAAGTTTTTTGCATCATCATCGGTGGGTTGATAGATCACGGTATTGGCTTTGTATTGATGCAACAGACAAGTGACTGCCGCGATCATCATTTTTGACCAACCAATACGCGCAGATTTCTGGAAAGCTAATCGCCGAATCGAGCGATTGCACATCATGTTTAAGATAGCGACTTGGAAAGGTAATGTGACCCAAGCGCCCTCCTCTTGCGAGGAACCTGAGGCTAAGCGGTAATGTTTGTTAGCCCACTCTGCACCACTAATCGGTGGCGTCTTCTTCAAGACTGTTAAACCACGACGAACCGATTTCCGGATCGCTGTCAATGTAATCGGAGAGATCGGGTTGGACATCGGAACACTCATTACAAACCGCGATAATTTCTTCCTCCAGAACAGAGACCGCTTCAGGCGGCATGTCTAGCCAAGATTTTTTCATCTTGGGAATCAAACTATCTAGGCGGGACCGGACTTGCGACGCCACTTGACCAATGACATCGGGAATAATTTCAACAGGTGCGTAGAACTTTTCAAAGGTCAGGCGCTTGGCGCGCATCATGGCGACGGTTTCATCCAACTTGTCGAGTTCGAGCTCTTTTTTGCGCTGCTCGTAGTTTCTTGGATCATTTTTCTTGTCGGTTTCCGCTTTTTGATCGGCACTTTTTGACTGCCTCAGGTATGCGTTATAGGCATGATTACAGACCAGAGGATCCATGCCTCCACGACCTTTAGCTGCGGGTAAGATCCCTTGCTGGATAAGGTTTCGCACCTGTCTGTCGGATATGCCAAGGAGTTCCGCTATATCCGACTGCGTGAACTTTTTGTCTGGATTGAATAGCTGACTCATTCATGTTTTTTAACCGGAAACCGGAAACCCCAATTTTGAAAAAAAATTTTAGCGAGCGACTTTCTGCGAGGCTGCACCCCCGTGGAAGCTCAGGGTGCCCGAAAGGACCCATGCTCTACAGGCTGGCACTGCGTCGCAATGTATCCCTGTAAATATCTGATTTTTCGCATATTATCGGTAATCATTTGTCGGAGACGTAGATAATCTTGTTCAGCTCTTTCACTAAGTCGTGCGGTGGCTGCATCGCCCACGCCTCTGGTGGTATCGGTGCTGGGCACTGCTGCTGGACAATCTGCCTTGACGTACACCCGCTTAGGACCGACACGCAGATCATCGCGAAGAGCATCCATTTCTTTCTGTGCATCGGCCATCTCCTTGCTGTGTTTGATACTCAGTTCACTGAACGATTGGATCTTGGCTTGCTGCGCCTCATTCAACACAATCAATCCATCTCGCTCTATGGTCACTTGGTCACGCTGCAGTTCGGCGCTAACCCGTCTCTCTTTCTCAATTGCATAAAGCCCAGAGACAGACGCCAGCGCGGCGAGGGTAACCACAACCGAGGCCAGCTTTAGTGCAGATGTAGATTGCATACCGCTTCCTCAACCTCACGTCGTGTTATCAAACCTTTCCACTTTCTGCCCCCGGCATAAACCCAGCGGTGGAGCTCATCACACGCCAAAGCAATATCCCCACTGTTCAGTTTTCGAAGTAAGGTAGAACGGGCAAACGCGCCCACACCAACGTTGTAAGTGAACGAGTACAAGGACGCGCGTGTCGCTTCTGGAATTGCGATTCGGATAAGTGGGTCTACCTGCTGCTTCACTACCGCAAGGTCCTGCGCTAAAAGCTGCTCACACTCGGCCATCGTGTAGGTTTTCCCTTCAACAATGTCTGGCCCGGTATGGCCATAACACACGGTCAGCACCCCTACCACATCTCGATACGGTTTGAGTTCAATCCCTTCAAGTGGCTTCACCATCGCCGCCGAGATAAGCAGAGCGCTCGCACCAGTAGCAATCAACGCCAGCAGAGAATTACTTAGCTTGCTCATCGCCATACTCCGCAATAAAACGTTTCTTCTGCCAGTAGTTATTAATGAAAGCCGTGAGCAACATGCCCACTAAAGCGATAATGACCATATACACATCGGTCGAGATAGAGCCGAACACACCGATAAGGCCGTTCCACCAGTAGGATAGAGAACTGGATACTTTTTCATTCATACGCATGCCCACCCCCTGCTGGAGTGTCCTGTTATTTGAGATGGAAAGGGAGAAATTGAGGTATAAAAAAACCGCCAGATTGGCGGTTGTGAAATCTATGTATACTTATCCATACTAGATATATATACATTAATGTGACCCGTTTTGTTTTGCAAGCTCTTGTTTGAATAATGTGCGCGCGGCTTTATCGTAATTCATCAACAGCGTTCGAACTTGCTCAACATGCTTAGCCCATGAATCCCAATGCGTTTGGTAATAACGTCTGCGCTGGTTCTCAAATTGCTCAAGGGAAATATCGCGCTCTAACATCGTCGCGTGGAACTGCTCAACATCATGCGCCACCAGCAAATGAATCAAATAAGAGCGCGTGACTTTCGGCTGATACGCCAACTCACCGTTGGTATGATTCACCGACGCGCCTTGCAACTGCTCAAGAGCAAATCCACCAGCGACCACAGCAATAATGGCCGCCATACGTTCAAACGTCTTTTGCTGGATAACCATTCCAGACTCAGCAGAGAACAATGCCCAGTCATTCAGTACCGTTTGTAAAAAGCGTTTCTTATTTTCTGAAGCATTCCAAAGCGGGGAAGCGTAGGCAAACATGCACCAATCAGAAAGATGCTGCGCCGAATGTTCCATGCGATCAACCGCCGCCAGCACCTTCGCTCCATCCAACTTTGCACCAATTTCACGATCAGCTGCTCCAAAGCCTCCGCCACCAGCGCCAATGTTGTACTTAGCGCGAACGCCTTCAGTGGCCATACCAATCGCTGCAGGCATTCCCCATCGTTCTACGTGAGTAACCAAGCCCATAGCATCCTCCCTAGACTATCCAGAAAAACCAAATATACTGTATATAATCACAGTATATTGGAAGTTTAAGAATGTTCCAATCAATCCTCGTAAATAAATCAAACCTGACGACGATGGCTTGTGACGTCAGGCCAAACAATGAGCCTTCAGCCACCGCTTACGTAATGGAAAAAAGTGGCCATTATGTGGCAGCACCTTTTGGCGGCTCTATCTGCACTAAAGACTCGACAGGGCTGAAGCGGGTAAAAATCATGTTTATCCATGCCCTATGTACAGACCCAAACGGGAAAGAGATCAGTTATATCGTCCCCGAGGGACACTACGTTGTGGGCATCTACTCTGGTGATCGTGTTTTCATATTAGTTGAGCAAGGGAGAGTGCAGCATGAAATATACCGGCTGAAAAGCGGCATCAAAGACAATGTCGTGTACATCAGTCAACGAAAGTAAAAAGGCCACACCACTTTCATGGTATGGCCCGCAAGCGAAGGTGAAACATTGGATTTAGTTTAGTTCTCACCCCAAGAGTAGCACTTTCATCTCCAGCGAAAAGCACCCAACCCAAGTATTTACAAGGAGCGTTATATGTGTGGAAGACTAAATGTAATTGACGATCCACTCAGTCGTATTGTTTGCGACCAGCTTGGCATACGCTTCTCTGCCACCACAAACCGAGATTTAAAGCCAACCCAAATCGTATCGACAGCTATTGCAACAGATAACGGACTCCAACAGCTCGACCTCCCATGGGGTACTAAACCACATTGGTCAAAGACGCTACTTATTAATGCACAGGCTGAAACCGCCCATATTAAACCTACATTCCGAGATGCTTTTCACTCTGCAAGAGTCGTCGTCCCCTGCTGTGGGTGGTATGAGTGGACAATGGTCAATGGCAAAAAAGAAAAGCTTCTCTTTCAAGCAGAAAACTCACCAGTTCTCTACATGGCAGGGTTAGCATTGAACAATCGGAGCGAACTAGTCACCTTAACCACCGCCCCCACGCCTGAGTTCGCTCAGTATCATCACCGCATGCCTCTCGTGCTGAAGGGCGACGACATAAAGGGATGGTTGTTTGATGCACAAGTCACATACTAGTGTTGCATAAAATGATCAATATCCTTATCATTCTTGACAGTTTATCTGAGCTAAACCCTACCGATATCAAATATGAAATGTGGATAAGATGTGCACATGGTAATTACTAACAACATATCCACAATTCAAAAATATTCTTCATTTTTTTTTGCGCCTTAAACACCATCCAATAATACTATATGTTGTGCCATGGGAACAGAAACACCACAATATGTGGAATTTCAAGCCCACACCCTCCGAGCAAATCACAACAGGAAAGAAAAGTCAACCCGTTGTCAAGTCTATACAATAGCACCATACTTGTTCCCAACAGTGCCCGGTCCCCTGTCTTCGAAGTAGTACTTCTATACTTTGTTTTCAAGGCTGGGCGTTCTTTTATCTGGGACTAAGAAAACACATCAAAGCATGGAATTGCTAGAACCCCCTAAAGAATACAAATCATACGATGAATTGCTAAATCTGTTGAAGCAACGTGGAATGTCTATCGAGTGTGACGATCGAGCAAAAAGAAAACTTGCCCAAGTGGGATACTATCGATTGAGTGGCTTTAGCTATTCTTGCCGTCAACTCCGGAAGAAAGAGGATGGCCAACTAGAATTATGCAATGTCATGCGGACTCCAAAAAGAGAAAACTACTTTATCGCTGGTACCAGCTTCAATAGTGTTTTCAACCTTTACCTATTTGACAAGAGACTTAGAGTCCTAATGATGGATGCTTTAGAGAGAATAGAAGTCCACACAAGAGCTCTTGTCGCACATGAAATTGGAAAAGGTCATAAGAAGGAGCCCGGAACAGGTAAGTTAATTCCTGCTCCTATGGCTTGGCAAGACCCAACTTATATCAATCCAAAGCACCTACTGACAAAGCAAGGTAGAAAATCTGATTGGGACAAATGGATCGAGAATCATGAAAAACTCATCCAAAGATCTAGAGAAGACTGTATCGAATGGCATAAGAGAACGAAAAAATCCATGCCTTTCTGGGTCGTAATTGAAGCGTGGGATTTTGGAACACTATCCAAATATTTTGGGATGCTTAATGACACATACAAAAAAAGGGTTTGTCAAAGACTGGGACTTACAGACCCTAAAGCTCCTAAGGTATTGACCTCTTGGTTAATGAGCATGAACCTTTTGAGGAATAGATGTGCACATCACAGTAGAATTTGGAATCAAAAGGCTAATTCAGCTCTGCTTCTACCAGCCAATTCGGGGTATTTTGACAAAATCAACTTAGATGACAACGGCAGAACACGTCTCTTCGGGTTAATCGTCACAATGAATTACTTGTTACAGCAGATAGGCAAGTCTAGTATTTGGATGCACCAAGTAATGAGCGAAATACAGAAGTTTCCTAGCCTTCCTGGCTGTCAACTGAAATCACTTGGTATACCTGATAGCGGCATCCCTAACCATGAAGATCTAGGCCTTAATAAACTCACGCTAGTTCAAGCGACTATAGATACTGAACACACTATATAAAGGGTTATGACACTTTTCTGGAAAAAATGAGTTAAGTGTTTTATGGGTAAGGCTTGAGGGATAAGGGGCATATGTCGCGCCAATAAGCCTGAAATTGCCGAATAGCAGAAAGCCCCATACGGGGCTTATATAAATGATTAAGTTAG